GTTTCTAAAAAAACAAAGATTAGTGCTTTAATTGAGGAACTAAAGAAAATGGTTAGACACGCAGGTGATATGGGAACTTTAGGTCCTGTAATTGGTGGACTGATTGATAGTTCAGTTAGGAATGATGACCAATTAGTTAAATTAGCAACAATAGCAACTAAAATTATAGCATCTGAAAAGAAAACCGAAGGACAAGAAGGATTTCTATCAGCATTTGAGAAAGAACAATTACTTAAAGATTTAGAGGAAACTAAAGAGCAAGTTGAAAGAGTTGATGATTTGGAATTTGAGTTAGATGAGTTAAAACAAAAAATGAAATAAGATGGGATTAACTTCTGGAAGAATAACGGCATCTAATAGTGTAAACCCACAACAATCCGCGCCTGCTAAAAAAGTAGGTTGGGTACACAATATTATTTTAGATGAAAATGATGAATATGCTAAATCAAAAAAATTATATAATCAAGCAATTGGTTCTATAATATTTAGAACAAGCGATGATTTAATTGCATCTGAAAACGATTTACCAATTGCACATCCATTTGATAAAAATTTCAAAAATCTTCCTATAATAAATGAGCAGGTTGAAATATATGAAGGTGCACCCGGAGCTTATTTTTATAGAAGAATGGGATTGGATGCAAATACAACAAACTCAGCAGACCCAACCGCAATATCAAGAAATTTTAAATCTGAAAAAGATGATAAAAAATCTTCTGCTAATTATAAAAATGTACAAACAACTGGAATAGCTAGAACAAGTGGTGGTGATTCAAAATATAAAAATAATTTAGGAAAATATTATAAAACACAAGAAGGAATTCATAAATTAAAATTATATGAAGGAGATTCATTAATTGAAAGTAGATTTGGCCAATCAATAAGATTTTCTGGCTTTAATAATACTGATAATACATTTTCTCCTACAATTATAATAAGAAATAGTGAAAATGCAGATAGTAGAAAAAAAGAAGAAAATTTAAGTATTGAGGAAGATATAAATAAAGATGGAAGTACAATAGTACTATCTTCAAATCAACATCAATTAGGATTTTTACCAGGAACAGTTGATGATAAAGGTAAAAGTGATTTTGAAAAAAAGCCGGATTCTTTTGTAGATTATCCAACTAAGTTAATTGGAGACCAATTAGTTTTAAATTCTGGCAGAATAATACTTTCTGCTAAAAACGCTGAAATGATATTTTATTCTAAGAAAAATTACGGATTTATTTCTGACGGTGCTATGTCAATAGATAATAAATTAGGAATAGATATAAGTGTTGGTGATGATATTAATATTATTACAAATGATAGAGATGTACAAATGGTTACTGGTAATGGTTCTATTATTTTGGGAAGTAAAGATTTAGAACCAATAGTTAAAGGACAACAATTGGTTGATATATTATCTGAATTTTTAGATGCTATATCTCAAATGTCTTTCTTAACACCATCAGGCCCATCAGCAGTTGGACCTGTAAACGCATCTCAATTTGGTTCTATAAAATCCAAATTAAATAATATTCTTAGTAAACTAAATCAAACATCTTAATATGTCTTGGCAAATATTCAAAGATAATATTTTAAGATACGCAAATAATCCAGATTCAATTAAAGATATTGATACTGTAGCTAAACTTTATGCAACAGAATATGATGCAGCCATAAGAAGGGGAAGTGATACTATAAATCACGTTTCAATTAAAAAAGGAAATGTTGATTCTATGCAATCCTTATTTAAAATTGCTCTTTTAGCAGGACAATCAACAAACGGTCCATATGATTTAGTTGGTGCTATGGGAAACGGAGTTATAGCATATTGGACAGGAGCAACATTAAATGAATTCCCAATACCAATAATACCAGCGGCAGGTTCTATACAAAATATAGGTGTTACATCAAATGTAGTAGTTAATCCTGGAGTTTGGCAACCACCAATACTAACGGTATCAGTTCCAATAATAGATACAACAGAACCAACTACTGAAGAACTATTAGCAAAATTACCAGACGATAATAATACTGTAGAGGGTGCACAAGAAGTAGTTTCTGAAACTGGAGTTGAAATATTAACTGATGGTGGTGAAGAAGGTGGAGAACAAATAGAAGGAATTAAAGAACAACTACCAGAAGATAATCCACCATATGAAGAACTTAGTGAATCTGAAGCTGGAAATTTAGCAGAACAAGAACCAAGTAGTAAAGAACCCATATCCAAAAAAGAACCATATTCGGTTAAATGTAATTCTGGCGTTGATTATGATAGTAAGATATCTCCAAGTTATAGATTACGAGATTTATCAATTGGATGCGTATTTGCACATAAAATAAAAGCACAAGTTGGATTAACGGAAGATAATATAGTATGTAATCTACAAAATGTTGCCCAAAATATATTAGAACCATTAAAAGCACAATATCCTAATGTAAGAGTAAATTCAGGATTTAGAGGAACTGCTAGTATTCCTGGTGGGGTATCGCAACATCAAAAAGGTGAAGCTGTTGATGTACAATTTATTGGAGTATCTCCTAAAGAGTATATTCCTATTGCAAATTGGGTAAAAGCAAATTTACCATTTGACCAACTTATATTTGAACATGGAAATTCTATTTGGTTGCATATAAGTTGTAAAAAAGATGCTACGCAACGAAAGCAATTATTAACAATGAAAAACGGAAAATACGAATCGGGTTTAAAATGCTATTACGTTTAATATGTCTATACTATCTCCAAATAATAATACTGGTTTAATAATTGATGATTTTATTAATTATGCTACCGCACATCTATCAACAATTAGTGGGGTGGTTAATACAGTTTCATTATACCCACCATTAGCAACTCCAGGTCCGGGAATTTTAACTTGGAGTGGATATATGGTACAACCAGCACAACTATCTACACCAATACAAATACAACAGCAAGAAGCGCAAGAAACTTTAGAATTACAAACTGAAATAATTCAAGAAGATATCAACCAAGCAAAAGAGGTAATAAATGAAGATGTATTGATTGAACCAGAAGTATTAATTATAGAAGATTACATACAAAATACAGAGGAAGTATTAGCAGAAACAGAAGAAGTTCCTGAAATACAAAATGAATTACAGGATTCACAAAAAGAGGAAGCTAAGAAAGAAGCAGAAAAAACACCAAAAAAATATAGTAAGAGTAAAAATTTAGATTTAATAGAAGTAGCATTAGCTAAGTTTAACATAACGGATACTGCAATAATAAAAGCAGTTAAAGCAAATACATTAAAAGAATCCGGAGGTCAACCTATTGCAGAATATTTAAACTACTCTAACACATCTAATGACAGAATTAAAACTATTTTTACAAAAAGAGCAACAAAGTATTCGGATGTAGAACTTAACTCAATAAAATCAAATGCATCTTCAATGGGTGAACTTATGTATGGACCTAATAGTGGAAATGTGGGTAAGTGGTTAGGTAATACATCTGCTGGAGATGGATATAAATTTAGGGGCAGGGGATTTATACAAATTACAGGAAAAGGAAATTATACAGCAAATTCTTTAGCAGTATATAAGGATTTAAGATTAGTATCAGACCCAGATATTTTACTTACACCTGAGGGTGCTGCTGATAGTTGTGCTTGGTTTGTAAACAGAAGTTTAAATAGTTTTTCTAAAAAAATGGGAATTGCAACAAAAAATCCATCTCAACAAGATGCAAATTTATTAATAACAAGTATTATTGCTGGGTCTCCGATAAAAAGAAGTAGTAACTCTTATTTGGCGTCTTTAGTTGTTAAAGTTGATAATTACTCAACCCAAGTATAGTTTAAAATCAAAAATAATCAATTCAAATATTTATAAACATAACAAAGAACAATATGAACACAGATAAACTATTAAAAGCTATTCAAATCCTTATAAAAGAGGAATTAAAGCAGCAATTACCTGCGTTAATCAAAGAATCCGTAAAAACGGAAGTAAGTAGATTATTAAGCGAAGGTAAAAAACCAGCACCTAAAAAGGAATCAACTGGTATCTCAATGGCTAAAGCTATATTGGGAGATGATACTATTAATGAATCGGTAGCTCAAAAAGTAGCACCACAAAAACAATTTAGTAAAAACCCAATCATTAATCAAATTCTTAATGAGACAAGAGGTGGTATTCCACAGGGTGATGGTGGATTTAGAACAATGAATTTTGGACAAGGTGATATGGGTTCTATTGCAGGTAGAACTGCAGTAGCTGATAAAATGGGGTATGGTGATTTAGCAAAAGGAACTTCTCCAACTGGATTGGGTGTTCAGACTGGAGTGCCTGAATTAGATAAAGCTCTAAATAGAGATTATTCAGAACTTGTAAAAAGATTTAATAAGAAATAATGGCAATAGTACTTGGTAAGAAGTTTTTAACAGATAGTAAAAGATTTGAGGATTATGCAATAGGTATAACTTTACCTATTCAAATAGGAAATACTGCTTTTAATCAAAGTTTTAATTCAATAGACAAAGCAAAAGCTAATATAAAAAATTTATTACTTACTAAAAAATATGAAAGATTGATGCAACCAAATTTAGGTAGTGGGTTGCAAGAACTTTTATTTGAAATCAATGATTCTACTTTTGCAGAAAAATTAGAAAATACAATAGTAGATTCGTTAGCTATGTGGTTACCATATATAAATGTTCAAAATATAGATATACAACAAACGGATGAAATGAAAGATACTAATAGAGTTGAGGTATCTATAACATTTGGTGTTGGTGAATCTACAAATTTAGATACCGTAACATTCAATGTACAAAATTAAGATTAAGAAATGGCAATAAACACAATAAATAAAAATTTTAAAAACAAAGGTAAAGATATAAAATATCTTAATAAAGATTTTGCTAGCTTTAGAAATAATCTTGTGGATTTTGCTAAAACATATTATCCAAAATCATATTCTGATTTTAATGAAACATCGCCCGGTATGATGTTTATTGAAATGGCATCTTATATAGGAGATGTACTTGCATATTATACAGATGATACTTTAAAAGAATCAATTTTACCATATGCAGAAGATATTCAAAGCGTAATAGCATTAGCTCAATTTTTAGGATACAAACCAAAAGTAACATCACCAGCTATTACAACATTATCTGTATATCAATTAGTACCTTCTATTGGTACTGGTGCAAATAATAAACCTGATACTAAATTTTATTTAAGAATTAAAGAAGGAATGGCAATTAATTCTACAACAAATAGTATAAACTTTTTAACAACAGATGTTGTAGATTTTTCAAACGAAGATGGTAGAGAAATAACTATATATGAAAGAGATTTAAATACGGGAGACCCTACATTTTATTTAATTAAAAAATATGTACAAGCTATATCAGCTGAAGTAAAGACAAAAGAAGTAACGTTTTCGGATTATCAATCATTTCAAACAATAGACTTGGATGATACTGATATTATTGAAATATATGATGTTAGAGATTCAAATAATAATAAATGGTATGAAGTCCCTTATTTAGCACAGGAAATGGTTTTTATTCAACAACCAAATAATGAAAAAAATGATCCTGATTTAGTACAACACAAAGATACTGTACCCTATATTTTAAAAACAATAAAAACTCCTAAAAGATTTACAACAAAAATAAATTCAGATAGTACAACAACTTTACAATTTGGAGCAGGTGACCCAACGGCATCTGATGAAACATTAATTCCAAATCTTAAAAATGTTGGATTGGGATTGCCAAATTCTATTAGTAGATTAGAAGAATCATTTGACCCAACTAATTTTTTAAAAACAAAAACGTATGGTACATCTCCATCAAATACAACTATAACTGTTAAGTATTACACTGGTGGTGGTGTTAAATCAAATGTTGCAAGTGGACAACTTACTAAAATAAACGGGATATCGTATGAAGAAAGTAATGGATTATTTAACGCAACTGATTTTAGTTTATATCAAACTGCAAAAAGTTCATTAGCAGTTGATAACGAAGTACCGGCAACTGGTGGTAGAGGTGGTGAAGCAATTGAAGAAATTAGACAAAATGCATTAGCAAATTTTGGTTCTCAAAATAGAGCAGTAACTGCAAAAGATTATCAAATACGAGTTTTATCAATGCCAACAAAGTTTGGTTCTGTATCAAAAGCATTTGCGGTTGCAGATGGCACTTTAGATAATAACTCACCATCATCTATATTAGCATCTCCAAATCACTTACAACAATTTACTGATTTGGTTATGAATTTTGTTAAGCAATCTACACAACCAACTGAAGGTGATATTAAGCAAAACATTACTCAATTTCTTATAGGAAAAGCTTCAAACGAAAGTGAAAAAAATAACCCATTTGCAATTAACTTATATTTGTTAGGGTATGATACTAATGGAAATTTAACAAATCTTAATAGAGCAGTTAAAGAAAATCTTAAAACATATTTAAATGAATATCGAATATTAACTGATGGTGTTAATATAAATGATGGATTCATTATTAATATTGGAGTTGAGTTTGAACTTGTTGTATATCCAAATTATAATAAATCAGAAATACTAACAAAATGTATAAATGAATTGAAAGATTATTTTAATGTAGATAACTGGAATTTTAATCAAACAATAAATTTAAATGAAATAGAGTTACTTTTGGCAAATGTAGAGGGAGTTTCTTCTGTACCAATGATGAAAATAACAAATAAGTGTGGACAACAATATTCTTCAAATTCATATAATATAGATGCGGCAACAAAAGATAAAATTGTTTATCCTTCGTTAGACCCATCGGTTTTTGAAATTAAGTTTCCAAACGCAGACATAAAAGGCAGAGTAAGATAATGGCATACTATTTTTTAACAGCATCAAAAGATGCAACGATATATCTTCAGCAACCAAACCAAAATACTGGATTGGATGAGATATTAGAGATAAGCAAACTATATTATGGAAACATAAAAGATGTATCTCATGCTTTACTTAAATTTGATGTTGGGTATTTATCAGCATCTATATCAAATCAATCTATATCAATGGATGATGCTACTTTAGTTTTAAAAGAAACTAAGAGTGAAGAACTTCCATTAGAATATATATTATATGCAAACCCAATTTCTGGAAGTTGGGAAATGGGAACTGGTACTAGATTTGATAATGTATCAACGACGGGAGTAACATGGAATTATAGAGAAGGTGATAGTAAATTAGAGTGGTTACAAAATAATTTTAATTCATATACAACGGCTAGTATTAATAATGGAGATGGTGGTACATGGTGGACTAACTATGAAGCAAACCAATCATTCAATTATCAAACTGCAGATATAAATATGAATGTTAAATCATTATTAAGAGCTTGGATGAGTGGTTCTATTCCAAATGATGGTATTATATTAAGACATTCTATTGATAATGAAATCGATACACAAGATTATGGTATAATTAAAGTATTTAGTAAAGAAACAAATACTATATATCAACCAAAAGTTAGAATTGGATGGGATGACCAATATTATGTAACTGCTTCTTTAACTGCATTAACCGCAGATGATATTAAGGTTGGTGTAACTAATTCTAAAAAAGAATATAAGTTAGGAAGTATTGCAAAATTAAAAATTTTTGGAAGAGAACTATATCCTTTAAAAACATTTACAAATACATTTGCATATACATCTCAAAAATATTTACCAAAAACAACATATTATCAGATAAAAGATTTTACATCCGAAGATATTATAATTCCATTTAGTGAATATTCTAAAATTAGTTGTGATTCTGATGGAAATTATATAAAACTTAATTTTTCAAATTGGGAAACTGGTAGAGTTTATAAAATAGAATTTAAAGTAGATATGGGAGATGGTAATATTCAATATTTTGATGAAGATATAACATTTAGTATAGTAAAGAATTAAAATGATAAAGACAGGTTTACAAAATGAACAATTAATAAATAATCTGTTAATAAGCGGGTCATCTGTACTTTCAAGCAAAAATTCTTTTGGAGTTAATGTATTTGAGCAAACAAAAACTGATGATGGTATTATATTTGGAAAATTAGTAAAACCAAAATATAATGAAACCGAATTAATAAAATCAATTGATACAAATATATTTGAATTAATTCCAATTACACCACCTCCCGTAGATGATGGTATTCCAAGACCAATATACAACGAAGTAACTAAATCTGTTATAGATTTGACAGTACAAGTAACATCATTAACAAGAGATGTTACTGATTTAAGAGCAAAAGTTCAAGATTTAGAAATTGTATCTGAAAGTTTAAAAGTACAATTAGATTTAAAAGATTTAAATGTAGCATCATCGGAAAATCAATCTATACAATTAACAACAAAAATTGTTAGTAGTATTTCAGAATTGCAAAATTCAATACAAAAAGGAACTTATGAAGCAGTACAACGAGTTTCATTATATGCAAGAAATCAATCATTACAACAAGAATTAGATGCACTTCGTATAGCAGCATCAGCAAAAGAGCAAGCTATTGCAGCTGGAGCAGTTTCAACTGGACAATTATCAAGTATATTATTTGATAAAGGCGACCCTTCAAAAGAAACTACCGCACAAATGATGGCAGCTGATTATGGTAGTGGTTATGGGTCAACATCAACAGCCGGAAAATTTGCAGCAAGTGGTGACCCTTTTACAAAAACATTTAGAAGTTGGTTTGATGTAATTGGTTCAGCAGAATTAACAGGAACAAAAGAAATAACAGTAGATGTTAAATTTACAGGAGCAGTTAATCAATCTATATGGGATTTTGGATTTAGTTTGCCTGTTAAATTAAAAGCAAATGAAACAAAAAGATTTAAAATGGATACACCATCCGCATATTTAAAAACGCTGGCTGGGCAGCATGGTGGTGGATTATTTTCGCACTCAAAAGCAACAGAATATGTATTTACTTTTAGTATAATAGTATCTGATGGTACTAAAACTGAAAATAAAGATTTTACTTTTCATTTATTCAATCATAATTAATAATGGCAATAAAAACATTCAAAGAAATACTAGATAACAAAGGGTATCGTATCAATTCAAAAGATAGACAAATTTTTGAACAAGGAAATTTGCAATCATTTTTTGGATTTGGCGAGCAAGATTCTATTGAATTTATTATATATGATATTAATGATAATCAATTACCACAAAAAGACGGAAATCTTATTAGATATGTACCTTTATCAGATGATAATATAATAGATTATTTTATGACAGCCGAAGGAACTATATTTTCAAAATATCAATTACCATCTGAATATTTTATAGATGTTGAGAGATTATTAAGAGAAGCTGGATATAATAATGGTATATTTAAAACACAAATTACGTTATTAAATAAAAGGGTAGGTACTGAAGATGATATTAATAAATTATGGATATCTGAAATATCTCCATCAAGAACTGAGGTTAGATTATTTCCAATAAGAAATAATGATAAAGTAAATACTGATTTAGAACAAAGATATAATTTATTTATAAATAATGGTGAGTTTAGGGATGATACTATAAACTTAGCACTTAATTTTATAGAAAAGATAACTCCAATTACAATAGATAGTTTTATTAAAACTAAATATGGAGAATCTTGGTATAATAAATTAGCTGGTGAATTTAAAATAGCTGATTTTAGAACATTTTTAACAAAAGTACATGATAAGTTTGTTGAATCTTGTATATATGAATTTTCACATAGAGTATCTGATATAAAAAGTACTAACTATGGAAAACCTTTAAAAACAAAAACACCTTTATCTTTATCAAAAAATGATATAAGAGATATTTGTAAAAGACTTTTAGTTACATCTGTAAATTTTTACTTACCTACACAGGATATTAAAACAGCTGCAACATTTGATATGGGTATTAATAGTAGTATTGATGAGGTTGGACAAATTTTACAAAGATTGGAAGTTAATACAATAATAGATACATCATCTCCAGTTTTAAATGTTCAAAAAATTAAAAGTTTAACACAAACAAATGTTCAATTAGAATTGCAAGACAAAATTAAAAAAGAACTTCCAATTGATAAATCAGAAAAAGAAATTAAAATAGTTACTCCTGATGGGGATGCTGATTATACGCCAAGTTGGCAAACCGATGTTTTATATAAAGGAGGTTATAATGGAACTAGTGGTCCTGGTGGAGGCGGAAGTGGTAGAGAATTTGGACAATTTAATAATTACGATAATGGAATACAAAATTATGGACGTGTTGATATGGCTATAAACGTACAAGCATTTGAATAATAAAATACTTATAAAGTAATGAAAGAATTAGATGATAGCATGTTTGGAAATAATTTTGGAGTAAATGAATCCATCCAATTAAACGATGGTATTGGTGGTTTTACTGGTGATATCCAAAATGATATCCATAATTACCCAATTGGTGGTGGTGGGTCTGGTGGTGCTATCACAATAGGTGGAGGTAGTAATATTGTATTGACAAACCAACCAAATACAGCATTATCAAATGAAAAACGCACTTTTGTAATAAACTCAGATATACCAAATGCGTACATTTATATTAATGGTGAAAATACACAAAAAGCAACCAATAATAAAATTGATATTACAATAGGTGAACTTTTATTGAATGGAGATAAGGTTTTAACTTTACAAAAAGCTGGATACAAAACCAAAGATACATACACAATATCTTTAGGAAAAAATGAAGAATTTGAACCGGATTTACAAAACTTCTTAGGAAATTTTAATCCACTATCATCTATGTTTGGTGGTATGTCTGGTAATAGTGGAGTAAGTGGACTTGGACAAAGTTGGATAACAGGATACCCTACATTTAATCAAAATGAGCAAGTGTATTCTACAAAAAAATATTATAAAATTGATGTAAAGCATTACATAGATGGATACGCTCAATCTGATGTTACTTCATTTGATGATGCATTAAATTTTAAATTAGAAAAAATAAATGTAATAGATGAAGAACCTCAACCGGTTGATACTTCAAATAAATTAGTAATAAATTTAAATGGTACTGATAACTCAGCAGTATTAAATATAAAAAAAGTATCTGGAGAATCTGAAAAGATAAGTTTAACTAAAGGTAATAATATAATACAATTACCAATAGGTAGTTCAATTAACATTCAATCAACATCTTTATCTAAATTTAGAATTACAAATATAAAAATAAATTCAGATGGATATAATACAATAGATAAAACAGCTAATTCTGATACAGATAGTATATCTGCAAATTTAAATGTAGATACAAAAAATTATTTAATTGATGTAACATCTGATATATTTGTCCCAATTTTACTCAATACTCCAAGCATATTAATAAACGGAGAAGACAAAAGAATTTATAACATAAATTCAAAAGCAGATGTACCAATTGGATTAAATAAATCACAAAATACATCAAAAATTACTATATATGTAAATTCTCAACAATTTACATTTACTGGATTGGATAGTATATCTGATTCTAATTTTATAGCTACAATTCCTGTAAGAGCATTTGATAAAATAGGAAATTATAAAGTTAAATTAGTTCCATCAAATTCAAATGGTGATGGTTCTATAAGTGAAATCGTAATAGATGTTGTTGATGATGTATATGTTGGTGTTCCTGATATTAGAAATATAAACTACCCATCCTTATTAAGAGGTCCTGATTTTGCTGGAACTAATGTAGATTTTTCTATAAGTTATGATTCTGTAAATACCGACTATGTTAAAATTTATAAATTAGGAAGTAATCAATTTATTAAAGCAACAAAAGCAGGTATAGTTGATTTAAACTTTCAAACTCTTTTAAATTTAGATGGAGTTAATGTTGCACAAACGCAGGATATAATTAATTTAACATTAAAATTAGTTCCATATAATGAAAGTGGTAGAGAGGTTGTAGTTGGTAAGGAAGAACTAATAGATATTAAATTTGATAAGGGAGATTTGACAATACCAAGAGATGTAGCAGTTGGTAGAATTGCTGATGGATTTATAGACCAATTTGATACTTCTATTTTTGCTGATGAAACTTCTAAATATCTTACACATTTATTACATTTAGGTAATGGTGATAACAAAGTAATTACGACTTGGGTTGGAAGTGAAAATTCTTTAATATTAAAATTATACGAACCATTACCAACATCAGTACAACCAAATCAAAAAGTTTGGATTTCAAAATTACAAGCAAATCCTATTGTAGAAACTATAACTATTAATGGTATAGATGAACTATATTGTCATCCATTGAAAGGACCTAATTTTACAATAGAACAAAGTAGTGGAATTGCATATCAAGTTTATGATGATTTAATTGCTAGTGGTTCTGCAACTTCAAATGATTTAGTCACAAACTATTTATCAACAATTGGAATAGATACTACAAAGTTAAATATACAATATGTTAGTGGTTCTGATTATACTTTTGAAAATTTCTCTCACTTTGGTTCGGCAGAAGAACGAGTTAATAATTTCTTTTATAAAGTACAATTATTAGAAACATATAAAGCAAAATTAGATGGATTATTAGCAACAACATTTACTCCGATATATGAAAATTATAATGGTAGTGTATTAACGGAAGATGGTTATCAAATACAAACCGAAAATGGTCTTTTTGAAATAGAGTGGGAGGTTATAATTTATAAAGGTACTCCGCAATCTAATGAAATAAAAAAACTATCAGATACTATAAATTCATTAATTAAATCATTTGATGGGTTTGAAAATTTTTTATATAAATCAACTAATGATTTAGCATATCCAAAAGAATTATATATAAATCCAATATCTGGTATTGGTAAATATATTTTAAAAATATCCACAAACAATCAAGTTGTTGCTTGGTATGAATCTTTAGTAGATTTAGCAAGTGAATATGATAAATACAATCCTGATTATTTAGTAAACAATATACCTGAATTTATAAAAGAAGATTATAATAATAATGACTTCTTTGTATTTTTGGATATGGTTGGGCAGCACTTTGATATAATATGGGCTTATATAGCTAACTTATCAAAGACTAAAATATTAGAACATAAACAAGTAAAAGGATTTTCAAATAATTTAGTTCATACTTTATTAGAATCATTTGGATGGAATGCAAAACGAGCATTTAATTCTGAATTACTTTGGGAATATGCATTTGGCCAATACAAAGATGGTAGCCAAAAATATTCAATGCCATTGGTAGATGCTAACGATGAAGTATGGAGAAGAATATTAAATAACTTACCATATTTATTGAAACATAAAGGTACGGCTAGAGCTATGAAGGCTATTATGGCTTGTTATGGTGTACCACAATCTATGTTGACAATAATGGAATTTGGAGGACCTCAAGACCCAACGGCTGGTGGTGTATCTAAATTTACTTTTGATGATAGAACAGCTGCACTTTATTTGAGTGGTAGCTTAAACGCAAATGGTAGTTCAAATATTAAAATACCTTGGAAATATAATACAGGCAGTTTAAGTTATCCGGATTGTCTTGAATTTAGAATACTTCCATCAAAATTACCAAATACATCTTATAGTTTAATAAGTGGTAGTGAATGGAGTTTGGATTTGATTCAAACAACAGGTTCTTTTGGTAAATTGGAATTAAACTTTGGTGGTGATGTATCTACAAATACATACTTTGATGAAACTGTTGGTATTACATCAACATATTATATATCCTATATTAATGATGAACCATACGCATATGGACCTGATTTAAAAACAGGAAGTTTAGATTTTCCAATATCAACAGAATATTATTCGCAAGTTGCAATTAATAGACATAATAATCCTGATTCATCTTCTTGGTTTGAAGTTTGGTTAAATACAACCGATGGACATAGAATTATAACATCGGTAAGTATGTCACTTCAAACTAATGATGCTCAATGGGAAACTGGTTCATTTTTACAAATTGGAGGTAATGGATATGAGGGAACTTTAGATGAAGTTAGATTGTGGGCAGTACCTTTACAAAGAAGTAAATTTGAAAACCATACTTTATTCCCTGATGCAACAAATGGTAATGATTATGATTCATCAACAAAAGATTTACTATTCCGTTTAGATTTTGAAAGACCTAAAGATAGAACGAAGACTGAAAATAATGGTATAATAAATGTATCAATATCGGATAACTATGGTGAATATTATGGATATATAAATAATATGTATTCATCATCAACTTATCCATATCAATATATACCATATGATAGAACTGTAACTGCAAATGTACCATCTTTAGGATTAACATATTCTAATAAGATTCGTTTTGAAACGCAAGAATTAATTACTGATTTATCATATAAACAAAGAGCAACTAAAAAATCATTTGATAGAGCTCCAATAGATTCAAATCGTTTGGGATTATTCTTCTCTCCAATTAAGGAGTTGAATATGGATATATTAAAAACATTTGGCGATTTTAATATTGATAATTACATTGGCAATCCTTCAGATGAATATAAAGACCATTATTCTGAATTAGATACATTAAGACATTATTACTTTGAAAGAATGGATGGTAGAGATATCTATGAATATATTCGTTTAATAAAGTATATTGATAAATCTTTATTTGAAGTACTTTCCGATTTAGCACCGGCTAGAACAAATATATCTAAAGGTTTATTAATAGAACCTCACTATTTGGAAAGAAGTAAAACTCAATGGACTCCAATAAAATCAGAAAGAAACGATTATGAAACACTAATTGATTACAACGAACATTTTATTTTAGAATCCGAATCAATTTCTGAAAATGCGAATATAGATGCAACTGAAATTGCAAAACTTACAAGTGATATTAGCAATGAAGAAGCTATAATTGATGCACAAGAAATATATTATTTAGATGCAACCAATCCAAACTATGATGCAACAATTAACGCTGGTAATAATACAAAGTTAGAAGGTACAACTCCAATGTATGAAACATTTTTACAAGCAGTTTACACTGGAAGTAATATAACTGCAGAAGCTAATGCATTTTCTTTTGAACAAATTGGTATGGAAAAAGATTCTTTAGCAAATGTTGGATATGGATTATATGCAAAAAATGGAACTGCAATAGTAAGAAGTTTAGATACTTTATTTGGTAATTATCAACCAACTGGAAGTAGACAAAGTGTATTTTTAGTAAAGGAACAATATACTAGAAAAATATCAACCCAAATATCAGGATATCCAAGAAATGGGGCTGTTGCTGGTGAGCAAGTTAAATATAAAGATGTTGCTGTAACTAAATACAAATATAAAGTTTCTTCTCAACCTTGGAGTGGGAGTTTTGCTACTGGAAATAATACTGTTTCTGTTGAATCAGTAAATGGGTATTTACCAACGCATTATAGATACGTTAATAATTTACCAGAAGGTATGACACGTTCATTTTGGAAAGGTTCTCAGCAAACGGCATTAACTACACCTGATGGTTTAGACCCAGTTGAAACATTTACTACCAATCCTAATATTCTTAGAGTGGCTAAGACTGGTAGAGGTAGTGGTGAACCAATTCTTGAGGTTGATTAATTTGAAAAATAAAATAAGTTATATTTATAGAATATAGAATAAAAACAATTAAAAAATGGCATATTTAGATAACACCGAAATCACAGTAGATGCAATCCTTACAAAAAAGGGTAGACAAAAGTTAGCATCTGGCCAATCTTTGAGTATTACAAAGTTCGCTTTGGGAGATGATGAGATTGATTATACATTATATGAGCCTGCACACCCAAAGGGTTCAGCTTATTATGATTCAGCAATTAGAGCTATTCCTATTACGGAAGCTTCGCCTGATGAAACTCAAGTATTAAGATATAAATTAGTTACTTTACCAAAAGGAACAACTCAAATAGCAAGTGTTAAATTAGGTGTACCTGCAATCGCAGTAACTCAAAACGAAGGTGGTGTTGATTTAAGACCAACAACTTCTCCAAGTGGTAACGGAACTGCAGGATATACGGTAGTATTAGCAGACCAAAGAGCTGGTACTTTAGCAGTAACCACAGCAGCAACTGGTAACGGAACATCATTATTTTTAAATGATGAAGTAACAACAACAGCAACTGTTGTAAATGGTTTAAGATTTACATTTACTCCAAATCCAAACTTAAAAATTGATATTTCAACAACTATCACTGTTTATGGTAACGAAACTGGAGGTTCTCAAACTATACCTGTAACAGTAACTTACAAACAATTAGCATAATAAAAATATAGATAAACATGGCACAAATAACAGACCCAAATATAACGGGTAGAATTCAAACCGCAATTAATAATAATACATTAACAACAGAATTACTTAACCAATTGGTTGGTACTGCTGCTGGTGATGCTAGAGTTGGTATCTATAAAAGATTCGGTGAATTTGATAAAGTAAACGCAAAAACTGAAGTAGTAACAACTGGATTGTGGAGTAATGATTCTGGTTCATTGGGAGATATATATAGTTCATCAATCCAATCAATCGCTGCAAGTGGATATTATTATGTAAATGCACTAAACTCTAATCCAACATTAACAGATAGTGAAGAAGTTCAATTCGCTATAGCATGGGGTAGTTATGATGGAAGTGGTTCTATGACTTTAGATTTAAATGATAATGCATTATTACCAACTAAAGCAACATACGCTCAATATAAATCAATGTTATTAGACCCAACATTGGCAAAATTTCAATTTGATAATTATAATGGAATTGCAACTGATTGTAATGAAATTTATATTATCAATGTAGCTAGAAGTAGATATAGAGAGAAAATGGATGCAGGTAACTGGTCATTAAAACTTTCTGGTTCTAATGGATATTTTACATTTATTGATAATAGTGGTAAGAAGTTTGGTGATGATTTAGGATTAGCTGGTAGAGAATTCAAAGTTGTATCTGGTTCTTTAAACTTAGGAACACAAGCAAACGCAACAGAATTATCAGCATCAGCACATATAACAAACGCAGGTGGTGAAGGATTTGGTAAATTTTATCCTGATAGAGGTATTATAATTCTTAACGCTAAAGCAATAGGAGCAACTGTTGGTAATGTACCAAATAAAACAATATATATTCCATCCGGCTCTACTAACACATTTGTTGTTGGTGGTAATATAAGTGGTAGTTATAATACTACATACGATGCATTTAATCATCATAGATTATTTGAATCTATTAAAAATGGTGGTGATTTTGAAGCTAGAAGAACTGAAAATGTATCAACACAACATTTCTTTGTAAGAGCAACAAATAGAGAATTTAATTATTCTAACAATCCTACATATGTAAATGCAGATGGTACGTTTAGTGAAACAACTTTCAATACTGACCCTCAAACGTATATTACAACGATAGGTTTATTAAATGATGCAAACGAATTGATTGCAGTAGCTAAAACTTCTCAACCAATAGTTAAATCTTTTGATAAAGAGGTACTTATTAAAGTTAAATTATCATTCTAATTTAATTAATATATATTGAAACTCCCCCCGAAAGGGGGTTTTTCATTTCTGGAATATTTATATAAAATCAAAAGGATAAATGCTTAAAGAGATTCCAAAATCAGATATTATTGTAAGACCATTCAAGGTTTATAGAGAATGGACTTTAGATGAAAATGATATAAGTCCTGTATTTGGTGCAAATAGTAGTAGTTTTTTAATAGATGTAGATACCGCAGATAAAAGTAACGGATTTGCAAAAGGATTAGTATGGGCATCTGTATATAACCAATTTTATAGAAATGCAGCAACTGCATCAATTTTAACAGAAGTTGGTAGAAGAAAATCATATGCATCAAAGGATGAGAGAATTTTAGAAAATAATATAGCCGTATTTTCAATACCACAAATAAAATATGGTGAGGGAATAAAGATTGGTACTGTTGTATTACAGGATGAACAATTAGGAAGGACTTATACCGATGATGGGTACTCCAATCTTATTGATTCCGGTAGTAATATAAAAGGAAATATATTTTATGATAGGGGATTGGTAATAGTTGCAAAAGATGTAATTAGTGGTTCTGTTTTATCTCAATTTACTTTAAATTTTCGTTCAACAAAAACAATATTTGAAAATGAGATATTCATACCTGTATTAGACCATGAATTTAATTATTCACAAAACCCATCAGCTGTATATGAAGATGGTGGTGAAGTAAATTCATATATAACGCAAAGACCCGAATCTATAAAAATAAATGATTATGTAACCCAATCATTTTATAATGCAGGTACTAAATATATTAGAGGTGGTAAATATCCATATCAGTCATCATTAGACCCTAATAAATTTGGTAGTTTTGATGATTATGAAATTAGTGGTTCTTTGGACCAAACTGGTTCTTATTTAGCACCATATATAACTACAATTGGATTATATGATAATGAATTGAATATGGTAGCAGTAGCCAAATTACCGCAACCAATTAAATGTATGCATGATTACCCAGTAAACTTTATTGTTCGTTTTGACACATAATGTTATATTTATATAAGTAAATCAAATAAAAAATGGCAAGTATAATCGATATATACACAAAAACACCACCTAAGACTGGTAAAATAGATACTAAAGGGCACGACAAAAAGCCAATAGAAACTTCTAAGGAAGATGATATTACTCTTACTAAAGCTAGACATGGTAAAGTAGATACTTCAAAGAAGTATTCTGATACTGTGAAAAAATAATCAATGAGTTGGAAATTTAATGGAAATATTGTTACAGAAGAAACCACACCTGAAGGTGCGGTTGGATTTGTCTATAAAATGATTGATACCAGAACTAATAGATTCTATATAGGGAAGAAATCCTTATCTCAGACCCGAAGATTGAAACCGCTTAAGGGAAAGACTCGTAGAAGGGTTGTAAAGAAAGCATCTGATTGGGAAAAATACTATTCATCAAACGAATGGATTAAATCAGAAGTAAAAGCTGGAAACGCTCAATACTTTGAAAGAGAAATCATTCAATTTTGCTTTTCAAAGAAATCCTTATCATATTATGAAATTAAATGGCAGTTTCATTACGATGTACTTGCCAACGAACAAGCAATAAACGAAAACCTTATGGGAAAATTCTTCCGTAGGGATATTATAAACCCATAGTTATGACAATACCTGAAATCGCAAAAAAGTACGGAATCTCCGAAGCTTAC